GTTCTGCAGATGGAGAAACAGGAGTTGGTGCCACAGGAGCCACAGGGGCGTCTGGCGCAGATGGCGTAGATTCTGTTAATGGCATACAGGCAGTGGGTGGAGTAACCCCATCAAGTAATATAACACCTGATACAAGTGCTGTTGCAACTAAAACAGCCGCAGTGAATCAAATGTCAGAAAGAGAAATGGGGCCTGCTGATAGTGGAGATAATACAACGGCAGTTGGAGTTAATACAAACGTAGCAAATACTGTAAATAATACTCAACAAACTACCGTTATTGCCACCCCATTAAGAAACCAAGAATCATCCTATAGGGAAGCACAAGCTGCTCTTTCTGGGTCATTCTAAAAAGTAGTTTTTATCTAATATTTTATATTATGTGTGCATAATGCTCGTGAGAACCATTTGAGTTCAGTAGATAAAAATCCAAAGGCATGATTGATAATATCAATGATGTCCTGTGCTTAGTATTGTCTAAAAAAGGAGAAATAAATGATTAAGAATATGTTTAAAAAATCAATCGATATGATTGACTACCTAATTGCATCTAGGTCATCATTGGATGGAACTGGATTATTATTGGGAGGAGCAGCCATTCTCGTATTTAAGTCTGTAGCAACATGGATTGCAGTTGCAATGATAGCCTATGGTCTGTATAGGATATTCATCGATATAGAATAGTTTTTATAAAAAAAGGGGGAAGTTAATCCCCCCTATTACTACCTCACACAGACCATTTAAACCCACGATATATTCCAGATTTAGCTACTGGAGTATTGTGATTAATATCTGTAGAATTATATTTAACACCACGATAGCATAAAGATTGAGGATTAGAAACCTCTTCTATGGTTTTAGCAGTGTATGTAACGCCTCTGTATTGCTTGATAGTCATAAGACATCTCCTTGATAGTCGTAGAGATGCGTTCCTTCAGCAGAATTGCCTACTTCCGTTCACTGTAAAGTGAATGAACGAGTGTAGTCTTTTCAACCATGACTTATGGTGTCCAAGGATATGGACATATACTATTTATAAAAAAAGGGGAGTCCGAAGACTCCCCTTTAAGATTTATCTGAATAATAAATTACTCATTTGCGAGTTTTTCAAAATATGATAAATCATCTGCATCCACACCATCTAATTCGGTCTCAGTTATGGCATCTACTGCTACTGGAGTAGGGGTAGGTACTTCTTTCTTTGCGAAAGTTGGCGCCTCAGCTGTTCTTGATGGTGCTGGGGGTGGGGTTTCGTCAATCACTGGAGCAAAATCCTCATCAGCTGTACGAGTCATCTGTACAGAACCCAAGACTTTATTAAGACGTTCTTGAATTTGTTCATAAGACTTGAAAGCCTCTGGTGCAGTAAACTCTTCAAGAGAGTACTGTTTGTTGTAGATTGTTTCCAATTGACTATCATCATCTGATAGTGCAGAAACACCTTCAAACTCTGATTTGTCGTAGTTGGTATAACCTTCTACTTGACGAATTTTAAGTTTGAAGTTTGCACCTTCCCATAAATCAAAAGGATTTACTTCTTGTTCGTCAGCGAACTCTGGACGCATCAAATCATTGAGTTTATCAAAGATTTTCTTTCCATAAGAATAAAGAAATACTTGTCCATTATTCTCTGGGTTTGATGGGTCATTTACAACGTAAATGTTGGAGATATACTTCAACTTACGCTTTCGTTCACGAACAATATTTTGATTGTCCTTATCACCAGTATTCCACAGTCTAGTATTCTCTTCACATACTGGACATGGTTTACCGATAGTCGTAGGACAGTTCTCAATCAACCATCCGCCTGGCCCCTTAAATCCATGATTGAATACACGAGCCCAAGGTAGTTCCTCACCTTCACTTGGAGGCAAGAATCTAATGAGTGCATACCCATTTCCAGATTTGTCGGTTTGAGGTTTCCAAAATCTATCATCTCTATTGGATGAATTTTTTTGGGGTGATACTGTTGCTTCAAGCTGTTCAGTTAACTTGGCAAAATTACCACGGTTCTTTTTTAACGATGCAAAAGACATATTTTTCTCCTATGTTTTATATACGGTTTATTCGTTATATTCGTTACCATTATGTATAGTCATCACTTACATAATATAAATACCATCATACCACTATTTATAATGAATGTCAAGCATTATTTTCCTTGGCCTCGATATTTTTTATAACTTCTTTTTTTAGACTTATTCATAGATGATGTTTTTACTTTACCATCGCCTATAGATGTGTTCTTGTGTTGTGGTTCGTGAACACTTACGAATTTTTTAATCTGTTTTGCCAAGTTCTTCCTCTTCTTTAGTTGTGGTTGTTGGGACTTTCACCTTTTTCATTCTCTTCCAACCATCATTAGTTTTCATGAGAATGTGGTCTACTGAAGAAGGTTCATCATATGCATATGTCTCCTCTTCTTCTAATAAAGGTTTAAGTTTTTTTCTATCTCTAGACCATTTGTCTAAACTTATATTCGCAGCTATAACTAGTAATACTGCAAGTGGGTCAAAAACAAAAACAATTGCCACGATGACCCATCTAACTACTTCGTCTAATATATTACCATCATCCTCAACATCGTGAAATAATTCAGCAATATATTTTATTGGCCCAAACTCTGCTTCTAATATTCTATAGTCAGCTTCAAGTTGGAATTTCTCTTTAGATAGACTTTGTATTTCTATCTCCGAATCTCGTATAAGATTATGCCAATTTTCTACTCTTGACTCATCATATTTTTCTTCAGCTTTAGTTCTAAATTCATCTACTTTCTGTGCAGTATTTTTTCCATATCTTCCATCAACTGGAACTCCAACTAATCCTTGAACTAATTCTATATTACCTTCTGCAAGATACTTGTTTAATAAATCTAAATCTCTTGTAGAAGATATTATAGAGTCTTGATATTTTTCAATCTGTGTTTCATTATATGTTATTTGTTGTTGTAGTCTTTCTATCTTAGCCACGTTCTGGTCTGCACCCACAGACTGTTCAATATGTGCAGAAGATAGAAACCCAAATATACCCATAGACGTTATCAGCATCAATACAACGCAGGCTGTTGTCAAATAGGTCTTTAGTAATATATTCGTTGTTTTCCAGTTTCTATATAACCACGAAGCAGTAATGAGTTTACCAACTTCTAATACTGTTCCCATTATAATAATAGGGACAGTTGCAGCTGCAAATATTTTTGATAACCCAAAGATAGAATAATATGCAGCCACACCACTTATAGATAACGCTGAAATCAACGTAATTATAATTTCAATCATAAATTACCTTTCTAAATGTTTTCCAAAATCATCATAGAAATCATTAAACATAATTTCTTTGATTTTTTCAGTGTAGTAATTTATATTTATATCTAAAAATGTAGAGTATTTTTTACACTTCGTTTTATACAGAGGCCAATATACTGTATCATTGATTTTAACTTTATCTAAAAAATTAAATATCTTGTCAAATATAACAAGTGTCTCTAGCGATATATCCCCTCTATTTTCCAATTGCATTATCAAAGGATATTCTGAATTAACAGATCTTAAACTTTCATTAAAAGTTAATTCATTGAAGATTGTTGCCTCTAATAATTTTTTGGTATCCTCAGAAAAAATGTATGAAATACTTTGTATCCTCTTCTTCCAATCTTTAAATGCACTGAAGGTTTCTTCGTCCAAAAGATTGCCCGTCCACATAAATTCATTTCTTGCCAGAGCAAGATTTCCATTTGTGGTAATATTTAGAAAAGTTGCTAGCAAATATTCTTCTAAACTTTTCTTATCAAACCTTCTAGAAAGTTCAGTAAAAGTTTCTTGGTCTTTTCTTTTATTAAAAGACTCCCTATTAACTCTAGTCTTTCCTTTAAACTTTTTATAATCATATTCGCCTTGAAAATGAGATTTCATTGCGACATAGATTTTATAAGCATCCAATTCATCTATCTTTTTACCAGACATTATAACTCGCATTATAGCGGTAATTCTTCAGATGTTTTCGGAATAAGATTAAGTTTTTCTGCTTCATATTGAAGTTTCTTTTTTAAGATTGGAGACAAAAGAGAACCAGCAACTTCTGGTTCTAGATTTGTCTTTTCGCAATACTCTATTATTGCTTCCATATACTTCAGTTTATTTTCCTTTGCGAATGTCTCGATCTCTTGAGAAAATTCTTTTGGACTCTTAGTATTTAGCATTTATCATCCTCTATCGTCTTTGTAAAAAATATGAGTACCAATTTTTGTTGTCTTTCTAAATTGGTTGTGGAACTTAGACTTAACATAGTCTGCATGATAGTAAAGAGCTCCCACTGTTGGGTCATTGTGTTGTGTTGTTCCATACTCTTTCAATGCATGGGCACCAATATGAACTGATAATTCCCAAGCATCTTTATCCATGACTTTATCGCTTTTACCATCGCACCACCATGAAAATTGGCATCGATTCCTAACTGGAATCATCCTTGCATCATATGGGTCTTTGGTAGCTTTTGTTTTCCAACTCTCTTTGTAGATTCCTTCTTCAACAACTCCACAAATTGTACTTGGAAAATGTTTATGGGCAACTCTGTTTAGTGTTACATATGCAACTGCAAGTTGTCCCATCGCACTTTCATTTCTTGCTTCGAAATATATATTCTTGGCAAGACATGTAAGTTCTTCTTGTAGACTTATTCCATCTACTCTATAAATATCGTAAGGTTGAGTTGCACCTACAGAACTCATAGGTGCAACCATTAATGTAGTCGCTAGGACTATCGATAAAATTCTCATATACTGCTCCATTTTAATTATGGTTTACATTATACGTCAAATTAAATGATATGTCAAGCAATATTTTTTATTAGTCTTTTTTAGAAACAAAAGAATACATTTCTTTTGCTTTATGCAAAACCTCTTCTGGTGTTGGGAACACTGGTTTTGTGTCTTGAAAGTGACCAATCAATTCTTCTGTAGATTTGTTCCAAGCTTCGGCAGTATTAGTCATGCTTTGAAAAAATGTTTCCATTGCAAATTCATGATTTCTAATTGCTTGATCTTGGGCCATTTTAAGAACCTCAAGTCGTATTTCAAATGGATTTTTATTTGACATAGTTTTTTCCTTTCCTGTGTCTGTGTGTGAATTGGGGCCTAACCGTGGGCCCCAGCGTGTTTATTAGGTAACAACCCCTTATTAATATACTTATTAAATCCAGAAATTAATTCTATATTTATTAGCAGCATCCTTAGCTTTACTGTAAATTTCTCCTCTAGAAATTCCAATATCCTTAAGTTCCTTATCAGATAATGCTGACAGTTCATTCATAGTTTGTTTTTGAAGTTTTTTTGCTTTTTGTTTGACGTACCATTTATGGGCAGAAGCATTTATATTATTTACGGCAGAGAAAAAGCCTATTGAGTGGGTATCTATTATTGACATCATTAATCCTTTCTGTGTATGTTGTGTGATGTTCACGAATATTTATATTGGAAGTATCAAAAACTGTTATGTCATTTGAACAATTCCGTTATGCATCATCCTCAAGTTTTTTTATTCTTTTTTCTAATCGTTCCATATCAAAGGCGATGTTTGGATGTTTCTTTTTCCACTCTTCTTCTATATCAAGAACTTTTAAATTATATCTATCTGCTGCCCAATCATACATATTTGATACTTTACTGAAAAACCAAATCCCTAACTTTGTTTTTCTAAACCACTCTACTGTTACACTACCCAAAAGACTACCAGCTATAGCTTTCATAGCCCAATAAAAAAATAGATTCATATTCGTATCTCCCTATACAATATATGATATTGTGTTTGTATTTGTTATCGTCTGTAAATATCCATTTCTATTATATAACAATGCTTCAAAGTGAGTGTTAACTACTTTGTGTTTTCCGTCATCAGTTTCGTAAACTCTTGGAACTACATGCTCTCTTACAACCAACTGTGCAACAGAAGATATTGGACTTATACTTGATGTGGATTCCATTAGAGTAAATTATTATCTTTCTTATAATTATGAATTAAATCTTTTAGACTATCTATGTAGTCATCCCTCTTCTCTATATATACTTCTGCTTGGTCTTTTTCAAAGATTTCAAGTTTCTCATCAACAGCTGCAATGATAACTAATTGTGATACTGGTATACCAGTTCTTTCTTCAAACATAACTGCGTATCCAGCGCACTGAGCAAAATACTTTGGAAGTTTATATCCACCTTTGACTAACGATTTTTTAGAAGTTTTAAAATCAACTATAGACGCTTTACCATTGACCATTGCAATACAGTCAGCAGTTCCAGCGATACCAAGATGGTCAGAATACATAAAGTATTCTTGTGCATAAACTCCACCAATTAACTTATCAATATCGGGTTTGATTGCAGTGAAATTTTCTATGTCATTAGGCATATGGCCATTTAGAAAATCGGGTTTGTTGTTGACATAATCTTCACACATTTTGTGGACTTTTGTTCCACGGCGGGCGGCTTGGGTTGAGATTGCATTTGCCTTTTTCTCACCAACACGAGCTCGCCATTGTTTAATTTTTTCTCTACCAGACCATCCTATTACGGTGGTGATGGATGGGTATCTTTTACCATCTTCAGTTTGGTAGAACCGATTACCATCAACGGTAACACGTTTACAATCCAAACCATTATTCATAAAGTCTATTCGCTCAAACATAGGTTCTCCAAGTTAAATATTATAGTATAATACTAACATAAATTTGAACTGAAGTCAAGCAATTATTCCATTATTTGGGATAAGGTTTTACCTTTGGGAATTTTCTTTTTAATGATATCAAACAATTTTTGTTTAATGACATCTCCAGAGAGAGTACCGCCGGGCCCTTTGTTAACATCCTTGAGCATTGGCCTACCTTCTTTTTTGAGTGTAAAGTAAGTGAAGTCTTTTACGACAACTTCACCCCTCTTGTCCGTAAGAGGCTTTCCATCAGAACCAGCATATACAACCGTATGCTCTTTTCCACCAAGGATAACATGTAACGCACCATCCATTCCATTTGGCAATCCTTTACTAATAATTTGCATCATTGTATTTGCAGCTCCTTCGTGGGTTTTCAAAAGGATATCATCTGGAACAACCCTATCTCTAGATTTATTCTGTTTTACTGCAACTGCATAATCAGTTAGAACCCAAATCAAATGTATATTCTTTGGTTGGTATCCAACTTCTAACAATCCAGGCAATGACATTGCAATGTTGTTGAGATTTTTAAGAGTTATATCAAATAGAATATTAGGTCTACTATCTCCCGATATTCCTTTCAACATTCCAGAGAGTGTTTTATCTTTTATTCCTAATTTCTCTACATATTGATGTAGAGTAAAAACATCATCTGGGTTTCTTAGATTTAGATTTTTTAAATTTGAATCTGACCTTTTTAATTTGTGGATTTTCATTACAAGACGTTTCCACTCATCCACATCACGCACACGATATTTCTCTCCTTGAAGGAAATTTTTTATTGCAAACCCTTTACCAGAACCAGCTCCACCAGCAAGAAAAATAATATTATTATAGTTCTTTCCTTTGCCTACAATAATTTGTTTTTCTTCCAGATATTCTTCTGTTAGTTGTTCTTGTCTTATTGCGTCAAATGTTATCATCGTTTTCCTCAAGCTGTTTAGCAATATCTTTTAAAAATATTATTGCTCGGTCTATGTCTTCTATCAGTGGATTTTCGAGTTTTAACTGTCTATCGATTACCGCTCTTACCAGAATATTTATAAAACTAATATCATCTACTAATTTTTTATTCGATAAATCAAATCCAAATTCTTGTACTACATGAACAATATCATCAGTAATAGACATACATACCTCTTCGCACAACTCTTCAGCCTCAAGTATAGTCTCTAACTCATCGAGCGTGCTTACCCTAGAATCTCTCCTCACTTTGAAGAGGGGCCTAGCGTCTATTACATTATTATTTTCTATTAACTCAGACATGACATTTAGTTGATGTCCCTTTTTAATTTTTCTAGAATATAAGTTTTGACGAAATCACTTCTAACAATATCTTCTGGAAGAAATTCAATAAAGGATATTTCTGGAATATTCTTTATGATATCGACAAAGGTATTTATTCCATTTTTATCTGTAGTCTTTGTGAAGTCTGACTGACGAATATCTCCACAAAAAATTATCTTACAGTTATCACCGACTCTTGTGATTATAGAATCTAATTCGTGGAATGAAAGATTCTGACACTCATCAACAATGACAATAGTATTATCAAGAGTAATTCCACGAACATAGGATGTCGTTTTAAAATCAATAACAGACTTCTTTCTAAGAAGGGAATATGCATCACCTCTTCTAAAAAGATCTGTAAATATTGATTTGTATGGAGTTTCAAAAATTTCAGCTTTCTCAGTTTCATCCCCAGGCAAGTGACCGATATCTCTTGTGGGAACTGCACTTCTGACCAATGTTAGGTTTTTATATATTGGTCTGGGTTTCATCAAATCTGTCATGGCTAAATAACAAGAAATATATGTTTTTCCTGTTCCTGCTACTCCATGAAGAAATAGATGTTGTCCTTCTTCGTAATGTCTGAAAGTTTTTTCTTGATTATGGTTTAATGGAATAATTCCATCTAATTTAAAATGAGCTTCGTTATGTGAAAATTGTGCTCTTTTCTTAGCAACTGTTCTTTGCCTACCCATATGAATTACCTCGTTGTTATTGTTGTAACCATTTTCATAATCAACCATAACAGAGGTATTCAATTCAACTTGGTTTTTTTAATTAAATTCTGTTTTCATAACAGAGCCTGGCGAATTACTTTTTATCTCTGATAACCTCTCCTTAAATGCTGGTGGTAGTTTCCGTATACCCAGATTTACGGAATCTCCGATTGTGATTTTGTTGATTGTCTGGGACACTTCTATTGCACCACAGTTTGGGCATGGAAGTGATTCTGGTGTTTTTCTGTTGTCCATGCTATGAAACTCTTCAAAGGCATGATTACAACTTTTACATGAGTAAGTGTAAGTTGGCATGTTATATCCTAATTAATATCGCTATAGTATCCAAGTATATCGTGGTCACCAACATATTTTGATGGTGATATTATATTCCTTATAAATTGTAAAAATCTTATACCGCCTAAACGCACATAATCGTGTACATCATACACTATTTTAGTGTGCTTGTCAACAACTTTTATGTCGCCTGTATGATGATATATAATAGGGAATGGTACACTTGGAACTATATCACAACCTCTTATATGACGATACATTTTAGACTTTATATTTTTTGAGTACTTTGTGCTTCCAACTCTTGGTTGTCCATATGTATATACTTGGCAAATATACTTAGACCTCGCAGCTGCAACCATTGCCAATGCACCACCTAAACTGTGACCACATATGTATATACAGTTTCCATCTTCGTATATACTATCAAGAAAAGTTTGTACATTAGGCCAAATCTTATCTAAGGCCTCTGCAAATCCACTATGCACTAGACCTTGTTTTTCATTTGCAGCTTTTTTGGGAATAATATTAATATCTGCTAAGATATCTGAAAGTTCGTTGGGTTCTGTTCCTCTGAAAGAAAGAATAATATTATTGTCCTTTTTTATGCACATAGCTTCTGTGCCTTCATTGTCAAATAGTTTTACTCTTTGACAACCCCAATGGAGCAGAACATTTTCTACAAATTTTTTATCGTCTGTTCGATATACCAATGCACAAAACAATGCCAGTTGTTTAGCAACTAACTTGTTATATGTAGATGTAGAATCAATAGACGAATATTTTTGAAATTCTTCTCGTAATATAGTCACACTATCCTCTATAATTTATTCCTTACATTTTTATTTAGGGCCTAAAAAAACCCAGAATATCAGATTCTGGGTTCTTCTCCAAATAATATTAATTATAGCTGTAGGATGTTTGTACGTTTAACATGATATAATCAGAAGGTTCGTATGGTGTAGTTAGTTCAACTAAACGTCCATTAACTTCAGCGACTACTCTCCATCCATTAGTGTTTGTGACATTTACATATTCATAAACTGTTCGACAAACATTCTTTGTGATGGGATTGTTATTTCTCTGAGATTGTGCATGATTGTTTCCAATCTGCGACCCCAATATTACTCCAACCGTAGTTGCGATGTCTCGACCTCGACCTTGACCTATTTCATTACCAATAAGTCCACCTACTGTCGCACCAACCAATCCTTGAGTACTACCAAATATTCCTCGACCAACACTATCAATAAATCCACGTTCATAATAACCGTGACCATTACCACGAGCAATAAAAACTGGTTCTTGAGAACACACCGTTTTTGGTTGACGAACAGTATTTGCTGTATACAATGGTTGTTTGGATATTACTTTTGCTTGTACACTTTCAGCAGCCACTGGGGCGCTACAGAATACAGATAATATTAATATACCAGTACCTATAATTAAACTTTTAGTTTTCATTATTTCTCCTTTATCATATGAGTAAAACTTCCACCTTCTTGATTGTGCGATGAGAGTTGTTGTTGTCGTTTATGGATATCATTAAACCATGCATTATCAACAAAGTCTTTATTATCTTTATAATATTTATCTTCGTGATCGTAGGGAACACCACCATAGTATTCTCTTTCACTACAATTTTCTTGCCACATATCGTATATGAATCTTTTAAATTCTGTATCCAATTTTTTTCTCCTATCAATATTCGTCCGAATATATATCTTTTAAACACTTTACAGCAAGAACATCTTGGAGTTTGAATGCTTCCTTTTCCCAAGGAAGATTGTGGTATTGGACTCTACTTCCAACAGACTCGCCCTTCCATCTGGATTGAACACCAACACAAGTAAGTTCTTTTCGTGCATATTGTTTGACATGAACCATTTCGTGACAAACAGTGGTGATTAAATCGAATAATTTAAGACCACGAGCAATCTCAAGTTCAAATACATTACGGTCATCATGATCCAATGCATATCCATATGCACCATCTTTCATACAATTAGTCATCTCAATCTGGATGTCTAGAGTACGAAATTTGGGGAGTAATTCACGAACACACCAGCTGGAAACGTCTTCGACAATTTTTCTCTCTCGAGCGTTTCCACCACGAACTTCAATCACATTAGTCATTATATATCCTAACCACCAATTACAAGATCATGATCCCATAATTGGTGGCAGATGTCAAGCCTTTTCCTGATATTTTTTTGGATTAAATACTAGTTGTAGGCACTGTTGTGGTACATTATCCTCAGTCCAGTACTGTTTAATCCTAAAATGATGACTACCTACATTTCTACAACCAAACTCTACTATGTTATCATCCCCATTCACAAGTTCTATTGCAGTTATATTATCCAATACCTCAAGGATATCTTCCTTTGTTAGTTCTTTCACTAAATCTTCATTATCATTCACTTTTTTCTCCTATATTTTATGTTAGTTTCCACTATTGGGAAATGTATCAGAAGTATGCATATGTGTATCACAAGAGCTTACCATTAATGCGAATAAAGGATCATTCAGATGTTCTTCTGGTAATCCAAATTCTGTAACGTATTCATCTTGCAAATCAAACGCATCTCTTTCTAATTCTCTATTGCACTTAACAACTTCGTATTCTCCGTTTGCAAATTGTAAGTAATGAACCAATTCATGTACTAGTACAGATTCTACATATCCTTCTTCGACCATATGTCTTGTAGGTTCATTTGCAATAAAAATTTGATTAGTATCGTCATTATAATAACCACCAATATCACAGGGGATTGGTGGTTCTGCAAACAATATTTCACACATAACTTCTGTGTCTTCAAATTTTATTTCTGGGAGTTCTTCTCCATTCCATTCGTATTTACTGTTGTCTGTCAACCATTGAATAATTCTCAAAGTATCATGATGAAGTACATCTGATAATACTTTGTATGGCAATATTATAAAAATTGCCACCAAAACCAATCGCAAAAACATTCACATCCCTTTCTCTCTTAATCTAGTAATATACCTAATGTTTTCGGCCCTGCGACACCATCTGCTACAAGATGATTCTCACGTTGCCAGTCTTTTAATGATGCTTCTGTTCCAGCACCAAATATGCCATCAGCTGTAATACCAAGAGCTTCTTGCATTTCTTTTACACCCTGTCCTTTAGAACCTTTTCTGAGAATACCGAATTGGGCTTGAAGTTCATCACCATCCCAATCTTCTCCAAGAACATGAAGAGCGTGTTTGTAATGTTTGGTTCTGTCAGCAAGACCAATAGTTCCACCATTGATTCTCTTTGTCATTGCCAAAATATCGTTGTCATCACAATACTGATTAATATTATTTGTCTTCCAGAACCAACATGCACTTTCAATTGCACCGTCTTTAGTTCTGACATAATCAGTTGCAGCTTCAGCAGTCATATTTACACTCTTACCAAATTGTGTATAATTATATCTGCCAGTAAGTTGTAAGATTCCACCACCTCTAAATTTCCATCCATCGCCAGAGTTTGTATCTCCATTATTCATTCGACTTGCATAAATTACATTTGCAATCTTTTCTGGTTGACGATGGTATTGTTGAGCATCTCGACCAGCTCTTTGGAAATATTTACCGAATATTTTATTCAATGCTGTGGAAGAATAATTCAAGTTTTCTGATAAAACTTTATAACTATTACTTTCGTGTGCTGTCTGGGCAAGAAACCCAGCAACTCTTCTTTGACTTGTTATTTCGTACTGAGGAAACATCTTCATCATCGAATCATACCATTCACCAACTTCATCGTTGTGAAGAATTGCTTCAGCCTGTTGTTTTGTAAAATTAAAATCCATTACTTTTCCTTTTTAGTTTAATATTAATGGTATTGCAAACTCAACCGAAAAGGAGGATGAGCTTTGTAGTGAATATCCAGGCGGTAATATTACTGCAAAAAAATCGTATGTGCCTGAATCTCCATCTTGCTGTAATACGTTTCCTACACTGCCTAGTGACGCATTATCACTTGTTCTTTTTATTTCTATTGGTTGTGGACTTGTACTATTTGTTCGACCACTAACAAACAGAGGATGCGAGTAAGTGTTATAATAACCTGTTGCAGTATTTATTGAATCAGCTGATGATATCATTGATGAAGTATTCCATCCACCAGCATTACTTAAAACAGATATTGCATCTGTATTTGTTTTTACTTGCGAATCAAGATTTAAAAGAGCCGTCTTCAATACATTACTTGCAGTATAATTACCAGCATCAACTCCTGTAAGTTCGCCAGCCTTTTGGTCTGTACCAATTGCAGTAAAGAGATTGTGAACTACCGTATCTACGGCTACTAAATTGTTTATAATATTTGTATTATAATTTGCACTATTCCCAACATCATGATTTGCTGGATGAGAATAGATACTATCAGTTGATACATGACTACCAGCAGTAACTGTTGATGGTGATGTGTATGACCCATCAGTACCCAATCCAATAGAAGCCTCAACCGTATTGATGGAAGTTTCTACATTTGTTATATCTTGTAAAGTTGCAGCCTGACCACCAGATGAAGAATTGTTTGTTACCGTTTGTAACTGTGCATCTAATAATTCTAGTTGTCTTCCAAATGTAGAATTAGACTCTAGGAAGTTTGACGTTGTAGGAACAACACCAACCAGTGTTTGGAGTGCCTGATGATTTGAATTTGCAACTGCAAGATTATCTGCAACTGATTTAATTTGTGCATCTAACTTTACATCAGCATCTTTTATCGATGTTGCTGAATTAATATAATTGGTAGACGTATATGTAGAGAACGAACCATCTGCTTCTGTCGTAATAGTAGTACGAAGGTTTCCTAAATTTGTTGCTGTTGTTGTAGCAAAGTTTGCGTCATCTCCCAATGAAGCTGCTAGTTCATTCAATGTATTTAATGTGTTCGGGGCACTGTCTACTAAATCTGATACTGCGTTTTGTACGAATTGAGTATTTGCAATAAGACCAGAGTTATCTCCACTGGTTGCAGTAGGAACACTGAAATGGTTTCCGATAAGTGCAGACTCAACTCTTCCTTGCGTAAAAAACAGATTCTGAACTGCACTCTCTATAATGTTTTTTGATTCTAACTTAGCAGTCTTATATAGAGTAGGTGATGTGAGAGTATTATCAACTTGGATAACAGCACCAGTATCACCACCAGCACCAACACTACTACTAAATTGTTTAAGTAAGGTAATATCCACTTCTATATCTGCTCCTTGTGCTAGCTCGATGGCGATGGGTATAATTCTCCCAACAACACCAAAATTCTGTTTTATATAGGTTTGTCGTTCAACAGCAGCTGCGTATGTTGTTGTGAACTGTAGGAAACTATCAATCCTTGGTATACCTTTTCCTGCTGTTGCAAGAGTTCTAAAATAACTCATGGGTGGGAAAACACAAAAGGCAAGAACTTGACTCGACCCAGCATCTCCAGATGCCCCAGCTCCAGCAGGTTCTTGTGGTGTGTCTGCATCAGAATCAATGTCAGAGAATACTAACATGTCTCCAACCAAATCTGCTTCAGACCCAGGCGCCCCAGCTGCAACTGCACTATTAATCGTTTCGACAGCCCTATCAGTAACTATAGCACCATTACCAATACTTTGGATTCTTTTCCCTCGTAATTGTTCTGGGGAAACTCCAATCATATTTACTCGTAGTCCACTCGCAACAGCCGTTTGTACATCAGTACTATTTACGGCCAGTACTGACTGAGAGTATACTAATGTTGGTGGAGTAGTACTATTGTCAACTACAAAATTCGAAGGAAGTGTAAATCCATACAAATCACTGACTTGTTGTACTGGCCCTATCGTAAACTGCGCCATAAAGAATTAACCTTTTTAGCTACTATTTATCATTCGGCTTATGCTCCAAAATATATTCTCGTAAGTCTATAATCTTCTCACTCTCTATAAGACCAAGAATAGTTTTGGTTAAGTCTTGTTCCTTACGGAGATAGAAAAGTTTCTTCTCTATCTCTATAAGTTGTTTCTCATAATAATCTATCTCTTTTTCTTTCCGTACCTTAGTGTCAATGAGGTCAGTTAGAAAGATTATTCGACTGTCTTCACTCATACCTTTCTCCGTTAAATTATCCGAAAGATCCGATCGGCCGCTCACTATTGTGTTTCTTCCATAGTTCCACACATCACTGGTTTTGTTGTCCAATCTCCAGCATTTACTGGATGACAAAATCCCAGACCCAATGCCATACTTATTAATAATATTTTCTTCATGTGACTTTCAATGCAATGTAAATACAGAGACCAAGGATAACAAGTTTTCCCCAATCCAGATCAAAGTCTGTACCTTCTCCGTATCTCTTTCTAAATTCACTCAGTTTCATTTCTTTCCTTTCTCAGTTTCGCTTTCTCTAAAGAGAGTTTATCTTTCACACTCATAAGATAAGCAGCACCAGCGAGAATTGCAATCGCCCCTGCTTCTGCTATCAGTGTCATTGGTTCACCATCCTTACTGTGTAGAACAATCAATCTACATAGTGCAGTCATGGCAATGATAATCGGTAGTGTTACTGGAATACGATTACTAATGTAATACGCACCAACCATGCCGACTATTTCTGTGTATATGAACAAGAGAAACAAATCTGCAAGTTCAATATTACGTTCTAAAAATATATCATAGACATCCAGACAAGCAGCGAGTACTGTGAGACAACCTATCCCACCTAGCATTATCTTTTCTGTCATTACTGTTGTCCAATGAAGTCGTTCATTCAGTTTCTGTGTCATTCGTTACCATTCTACCCTCTTCTTAGTTTGCTATATACTTTAAAATACCAGTTCCCAACACCATCAGAGCCGCAACATTTAATACGATTAATGCTCTGTCTTTCCACAACACTCCTACCCAAGTCCATCCTACAACGCCTATAAAAGACAGAACTAAATCTGCGAATGGATAAACTTGTGCAGAACGAAACATCATTGCAAACAATAAAAGTATTGATGCAACCCATTTTATATACCACGTTTTATCAAACTTAGGTGTTACTGACATAATATTTTCTCTTATATAATTGGATTCTTAGGAGTTACAACCTTATCTTTCTTGTCTGAGTCGTTCCATTCTGGAATATCTTCCACAGGTACTTTCAATTCTGGTTGTTTCATATCAACAGGAACAACCTTACCTACTACTTCATTTCCAGAATCATTTTTACTGATAGTGACTGAAGGATTGCTATCAATATTTTCTCCAGTAAAAGAAACTGTAGTCGTTACATTCTCATATGGATTCTCTTGAATACTGATAGGGCCTTGTGGGTGAAGTGTAAAGGAACTATCAATAGGAGTTACATTTGATATTCCAACCTCTGCATCTGGATAGGATTGTTCCTCTGCAATTTCCTGTTCGTGCTTCTGGGTTTTATTATTAAAGGAATCTATGGGCATCGATGCCATATAGTTTGCAGCTTCTAGTTCTCCAAAGTCAAAAGACTTCTGAGATTCCATATCACTATGCATCCTTTCGTATTCATCTTCAAATTCATCATTGGCAGCAAAACAATTATCATGGGCAGCATACTGTATAGTCTCTGACTCGACCCATGAAAATCCAGAACCTTGGACGAACTGCTCAAAGAGGTTAATCACATCTTGCAAAGTCTCTGCATTTCCTCGTATAATATTTGTTACATTACCAGACCCATCTGTACATTTAAACTCATAGAACGGTAAACGGTCTGTAGTATCTGGGTCTAGTGGTGGGGCATTCTTGATATCTCTGATTAATCTGTCGATTTGACTTTCCGACATGTTGTCGAACACGTTAGGTTGACTCATTGCAATTCTCCTTTAAGAGTAGTTATAGATATGGGATTACAAGACACAACTGCCTTATATTCCTATGTATTGATTACTATACACTAAACTGATAGTAATGTCAAGCAAAAAAGGTATTTTAGTTTTCTGATCCCAAAAAAAATTTTGAAATGGTATTCGTTTGGATACCACTCCAGAATTTGGGGGGGTTCTCCACCAAATTTACTCTACAAAGTAAATTATCGCTTTTTACTCTACAGAGTAAGTAAATTTGATGGGGTGCGTCTAGAAGACCGACCACACCACTCTAAGTGAACCTTAAATTATAAAGTTACAAGCCAGTATTAGAGGGGGGGGATTACGAGTCGGCTCACCAAGACCTCTTAGAGAGACACAAGCATGGTAGCTTCCATACAAGTTCATTACAGTTCTCTAAGAGGTCTAGCAGAAGCGTCTGCGAGCGACTTTTTTACATTGTCTAACTCTTCTTTGTAATTCTATAGTTAGGGATACCGAATTAGATTATTTTAATTCGATACCCCAAGTGTTGTTGTTTAGTTTTAATAAACCCAAGTCATAGCTAAATCTCCTTCGCAAGTAGCTTCGAAGCTGGATGTGATGCCTTCGCAAGTAGCTTCAAAACATTTTTATTACCGCCGGAGCGATTCATAACGAAGATGCCGTCATTCAGTGCTTGGATGGCACCAACTCCGCCACATTCTGTACCCCAATCAGAACCAGCTCTGCAACGAGGCAGTTCTGATAATATACCATAGTACTCCATATCACAATCGATAAGCTCATCCATGTTATGAGGAGTAAAAGGTTTTGATATTGAAAGAATATTATTTCTAACATTATATGTCCAGCCTTTCTGGTCACATAGACTCTGAATCTTTGAGGCTATCTGAGATGATTTAAGCATATGTAACTCCATAATTAATTACCATTAGATTATACTATACAATACTTCTATTGGTTTGTCAAGCCTTTTATTGGAGTCAATTGGGATGGGACACTAGGATTTGCATAGTCTCGAGCTTCCGATGGAGGCCTCATATTACTACAAGGCCACATCCCAATTGACTATAAACAGTATATCATATACTCTCTGAAGTGTCAAGCATTAATTTAAGCTTCTTATTAATATTCTTAAAGACCTACAGGGTCATTATACAGCATATCTGAGCGTTTGTCAAGCCTTTTTTTAAATTAATTCGATATTTTTTGAAGAAACTTTTTTTCTTTTGGAAAATTGGGCGCAGATTAAGTGGCATACTCAATTTTACGTTTCTGCACCCCATTTTGGGATTATGTGGGAATTTGTGGAGTAATATGGGTTAGATTACTCATGCTGTCAGGGCATGCCACACTATAGTTGCAGTAAAGGCTAAGACGAAAGTTAATATTAGTCCTTTACTTTGTGAATTTTGATTTTTACTCATGTTCTCCACCCTTATCATCCTTATCTAGAACAATCTTCTCACCATCTACCCACATATTATGTCTCGCCCGACTTGGAGTGGAATGTGGAAATTTATCCATAAAGAATTGTGGTTGTTTCTCTGCAACCTCAAAGGCTCCTACTGTGATTGCTATTGCAGCTAATAGTACTACATGAGCAATCATACTAATTCCGAACACTACGAAACTTCCTATAATCATTGAAAATGCGATACACCACATCCATGCGAGTATTTGCAATACCATATGGCGTACCATCGTATCTGGAATATTTCTCAATGGACTGATATCTGCGTTCATCACACAATTCCAGCTATCATATATCCACTCTCTCATCTTTCTTTCCTTTCTTAATTTTTGTATTCTTTTGTCCACTTCGACCTTTTCTTCTGGTCTTTAAATGGAAGTGGGGGTCTATCCACGTTTAGTGTTTGTGGACATGAATACTGTTTCAATGTACTATGTTGGTCTTTAGTACTATCGGGACATGAATAATAACAAATTCTTTTTGCTTCACTATATTCTGTATCCCATCCTTTTATCTCTTGTCCAGAGAGTCTACATGCCATCATACTTCCTAAGGCAAGTTCTAACATCATTCGTACACTCTCCTCATTGCAAATTTAGAAACCATATCATTTCTTTTTTTAAGATAATCATTTAAATCTTCTGCAATCTTTTCTTTACGCCATTGTGCAAGTTTTTCAACAGGCTCTCCTGTCATGGCATGAGCGTATTCAATTTCTTTTTCATCCTCTCTACTCAGAACCATATTTTCTGCTTTATACTCGTCCATCTTGAAACTCTACTATCCTTTCTATGTGTTGTCTTTGTCATTGTACTTGACGTTGTACTTATCATATATTTTATTTTCTTTACCGCCAAGTGTTTTATTAACAAATGTGGAGAACCAATGTTTCTCCTTTTCCTTTATCGTTAAGTTTTTATAGTATTGGTATTTAAGTGCTAAAACGATAACACCTACTAAACCACAAAATATAAACCAAAATATTTGGTCTGCAAGTGGTAAATCTGACATACATTATGCCTCCTTTTTAAATTGTTCTATCCATAGTGCCCCTTCCCTCAAAACGTCTGGTCTATCCAGACTCCTACCTATCATGTTATTACAGTAATCGCAAATCCATCCCCTCACTCGCATTTCATCATGACAGACATCGACACACCAGACATCCTTGGGTTGATGAGAATGAAATCCCCCTCGACTTCGTATTTCTTCAGATGTCTCCTTGCATACTGGGCATTTGTAATGCGAATCTGGTTTTGCATTACTTTTCTTGAAATCCCTTACAATCTTATCATGAATACTCTTACATTCTCTGCAAGTATTCAGAAGCTCAGGTTTGTTTTTAGTGTGATTGCGATATCCAAAATCAGTGAAAGGTTTTTCGACTCCACATTCTCTACATTTTTTAGATTGAAATATCTCTTCACCAAAGAGTGTATGTACCTTCATGCATCTACCAATTCTTCACTATATTCGACATGATAAAAAAACATGTGACGAAATTAACCAGAACAATACAGGTGCGAACAACTGCTATGTGATTATCATAGTTCTTTGTCTCTTCATCGCTAAATGAACCAAGACTATATTTCCAGACTTTCCACATCGTTTTCATTACTTTCCCATACGAGAAATGTCTTTCGCTTGTTGTTTGTTCATTACAGGAACTGCATTTGATTTATGCATTGTAGCAATACCGACTATTAAATCTCCAGTATACACATGTTGTTCTTTCTTTGCAGTAGAACCATTCATACTATTTGAACTTGGATATTTAATTCGATGTTCCTTCATCTTCTCATCCATGAGTTCTGTATGTACCGATACTCCTTTCGTTTTCAGAGGCTTCGGTTTATTTAGAGATTTTGTTTTCCTCTTACGTCCATGTATATCGTAACGTAGAGATCCGACATAGTTAATCGTGCCCATTGTTGGTTATCCTTTCCTACATATATTTAAATCGACCTTCGTGTAAGTAAAATACAGAATAGTCATCACTTCCTCGTATACTCTCTTTATCTCTGTGACCAGTTATCCAGTTTCCATCAATAAAGAGACTATCATCATGGCATTGTGCATACCACCACAATCCATATTCATCTCGTATCATTCCAAAAGGTAAACTCTCAATGTATTCCTTTTTAAAATGGATGACTCCATCCCATCCATCCTTATCTACACCAATATATTCTTGATGTTTATCCAGATAGAAGATATCAAAGGGCCCATCCCAACAACCCAGCGCCTTATATAACTGTGTGGTACAGACATACCTTGGTGAGTCTGGAAAATTAATTCCAGACTCTGGATTGTTGAGAGGGGCGTGTTGGATATTTTCATCCACCACATATGATAGTATCATGAAGCACTTCGCTCAAGAACAACGAAATCACCAAAGAACTTATCAAAGACTGAGATAAGGTTCTCGTAGTCTCCAGACTTCATTTCTTCGATAATTTCGTTTGCGTCCATACCTAATTGTCTTGCAAATCGTGATGCTTGACCTAGTAGAAAGAAAGCATTACCTTGAGGCCCATCCAAATCGATAACTAATTCTCGTTCAGTGAGCGGATCTTTGGTGCGAATCATTCTTTTGTCCTCTATTGATTATTAATACTAGGGTATAATAACACACAAGGGGATAAATGTCAAGCATTTTTGATAGATTTTATTATGTTTGTGAACTCATCCAAATGATAAAGAACGGTAGACCAAGGGGAATGGCTAGATAAAGGAACAACTGAACCCAATCTGATATTGCATCACAGAACTTGCAACTACGCTCATAAATATACGCCACGGCGGCACTCATAACTTTTTACTCCTAATTGTTGGAAAATTGATTGAAGACGGATTCTTCAATCACTGAATATTTATAAAACTTTTATGATTTTTTTGCATGACATTTGGGAATAATATATATGATGTTCATATATGGTTATAACGCCATTGGAGCAATCATAAACACTAATCCTAAAATTGCAATAACAAAGATTACGGCTGGAAATAAATCAAAAGCATCAGCAGATTTATCTGGTCTCTTATTTCGATTTTCTTGTTCAGCTAAAATTTCTATTACTTTGTATATCATGTATTCGTTCCCAATCTGTATAATGGTTTAAATCCTGTTGGTTCTGGAATAGGTTGACCAGGCTTCACCACTTCAGCTTTTGAACATCCCATTTCTATAAGATTAAGCTTTTCACCATTATATGTTTTACTGTAATCTATTACGCCTGGAATTAAATTGTCTTTGTTTTGGTAATAGAACTGTTCACACTGATTGTAAGTCTGAAACGGTAAATTTCTACTAACCACTTTCTCTAAAGAACCATCTGGATACTCTAGAAACGCATATAATAATATTACCCACTGCATTGTACTGTCTTTCTATTATGAATAAATAAGAATCACCAACGTGTTCCATCAGAATATTTATCTCGTTTAAAATTTGTCATCTCATCCTTGAGCTTTCTCTCCTTGTGGTATGCCCACATTTGGACATGCCACTGAAATACTTTTGGGTAATTTTCTGGATTTGGAACATTTGGATAATCTGAAAAGAAATCATCCATTATTTCTTCTGTAGTCATATCTTCAATTCGATACCCTTGGGGCAATCTATTGTCTGGGACTATTTTTTTCATCAAAAACTCTTGTCGATTTATTCATCTTAATTTTTTCCCATATTTTTTTATGAATTTTTTGTTTCTTTTGATACTGGGGATATTCTACTGGTGAATAAGACCTAACATAAACCCATTTTCGTCCTTCTTTTACTACTACTAGTCTAAATCCAGACCCGATTCTTGGCAATTCGTCCCATAGGTGTACTTGATAGGTTACTTCCTTCAATGAATCCTCTCGTTTTCGGGTCTGTAGACCATGTGCTCTACAAGATTGCGACTATCATACATGTGTTTCATGATTTTTTCAAAATCTTGAGTTGATAAACATGATTTATATAGGGAAGTAGCAATACATTGTAAAATGGCTGCTACTTCCATAGGACTTTTACCTTGACCTTCAATAAAGAGATTGCACATAGAAAGATACATATCATACATTTCTTTTAATGTTGGTTCGCCATCTTCTAAATCTTCTGGGTCAAACATATTTTTCTCCTATTAAATACTATCAAGAAGTTTTTTCAGTTTCTTCTTGGACTTCCCTCTTACCTTTGACTTTGCAATAGCCATTTTGTTTGAGGTATCATCACCTACAATTACAAGAGCAATCATGCCCATTGTAGCATGTGGTGTACACTGATATAAGTAAATTCCAGGCGTATCAAAAGTAATTTCAACTTCTTTGTTATTTTTACTCTTCTTAGGAAGCTCATATCCGTTTGGCCCTACTTTAAATTCTACATTGTGTCCTTTACTAGTAGGTAACCAAGTAATGGTATCTCCAACATCAATACGAGTGATGTCTTCACTGTATACCATTTTTGCACCATCATCACGTTTATTTAACATTTCGATGGTTTTGTCTTCTGCAAATACTGTTGTAGAAAACATAGTCAGTAAAATCGTAGTCGATAAAAGTTTTTTCATAACTTTTGCCTTTCTTATTTTAAAGTTTTGAAAGTGGGCCCGTTTAGTATCATGTACATGGTGGAGCCCATACGCTAGTTTCAGTTAGGCAGAGCGAAGGGCCGCATAACCAGCTGCTACTACTTCCCTAGTCGGAGCACCTAGACGATACTTCTTATAGGACTGACCATCAAAAGATGATGTACGGTTGTTCAGATAAATCGAATAACCTTCAGAACGTAGTTTACTAATAACGGCACGAACATTCTTTACACCATATCGGTATGAAATTTGTTTTGCAGTTAGTTCAGCACCACCCATCAGTGCATTTGCAACCTTAGTTGCTTGGGTTTCAGTTTGAGTAGTCATATATTCTCCTTTGTAACATGACAAATTAATCACCTTCATTGATGATATAATGATCGTAACAGACTATAGACTAAATGTCAAGCATGTTATGAAATTAAGTGAGACCGTTCTGTTGCCACGTGGATCTCATACGCCGTTAGATTATGCTGCTAGAGCAAAATCCACAGGAGCAAAGTTATCGTTTGCATTTAGTTTTTTTCTTACGTTTATGGTAGCTTGCACACCAGTTCTCCACTTTCCTACCTTACCTGTCGATCCTAACTCTCCCCCCATAAAAACACTATTCACAACAATCACAATCTTTACAGTTACAAGATTTATTGTTTATGGTTCTACTAATCCAAAGAACAGCTGCATATACGATAAGACCATATATTGTGGCAAAACCAAGTTCTGGAAGATAATTATAGATATGTTCTACAAACTCTAAAGTTGCTTGAACATCTCCTTCTGGGCCGTTACCCCCAATATTAATTTCTTTTGTACCAGAAAAATTGTCTCCTATAGTCTGAGACATTTCTATGATGTCGCCGTGTTCTTCGTTGTGTTCCATTATAGTGTCCTTATGGTGGAGGAGTTGGGAATTGCACCCAAGTCCAGTTTAAGTTCAGATTGCTTCACCGAACACTCATATTTAGTTTAACTCCTTTTTCGCTAAAAGTCAACCATTTTATTGGCAAGTATCTTGCCCACATTGGAACAATCCTATGAGTCCTATCGTTCCAAATCTCGTAATTCTTCCATCTCCACCCAACTTTGACTCCACACAATCCAACACATGATGGATATGTTACTGGGGGATAGAAGCTTCTAATTCTTTTTGACACTCTATAATTCTTTCGTTCAAAACTCTTATTGCAGAATCAAGATAGAAGCATTCTACTTCTATATGTTGGTTTTGTAGTTTATTTGTTAATATCCCAACTTCTTCTTGAAGTGCTTTTACATGATTTAATAATTTACTTCTACTCATTTACTTAAACTCCCTACCAAATATCCCCCTATGAAGAAAAAACAACCTATTATGAAACATTCCATCATCATAACTTTATTGCCAATAGAGTAAATGTTGCTATATGCAATATTATGATTATAAACAATTGTATTCCCAAAATAGTGTGATACCAAATCCATCGTGTTTTATATGCGTTATCGATGTTTATATCATCTGGGTCAGCATCTTTATCTTTCATTGGAGCTCGTTGCCATGCATCCTTCTGCTTATACCATTTTGCGTAATTTTTCCAACTCATTGTTATCCTTATTCGTAAATTTTATTGTGTGTATTATTTACACGAACAAAACTAGTGCATTTTGATAGAGACTTTAATTTATTTGCACCAACATAGGTACAAGCAGACCTAATCCCGCTCATGACATCTATCAAAGTACTCTCAACAGGCCCTTTATATTCTACCTCTACAGTTTTTCCTTCAACACCACGATATTCTCTATGAGGAACATGATGTCTATCCATTGCAGAGTCTGATGCCATTCCATAGAATTTCATCTTACCATTTACTATTTGACCATCACACTGGTCATGACCAGATAACATACCACCAATCATTACGAAATCTGCACCACCAGCAAAAGCTTTTACAATATCTCCAGAAGAATTACATCCACCATCTGCAATAATATGACCACCCAACCCATGAGCTGCATCAGCACATTCTATAACAGCACTCAATTGTGGATAACCAATTCCAGTTTTAATTCTTGTTGTACATACAGACCCAGGCCCAACACCTACTTTTACAATATCAGCACCAGCAAGGATTAATTCAGAAGTCATATCAGCAGTTACAACATTACCAGCAATAATTGTTGCATTTGGACATCTATCTCTTAATCTCTTTAAACCATCTACAAAACTGATTGTATAACCATTCGCAACATCAAGTCCAAGAAACTCTGGTTCAATAATATCATCTAATTGTACTAAATTGTCAATATCAAAATCTGATATACCACCCATAGCACAAAGTCGATTTCTTTTTAAAGTAATATTGTCCCATAAATCGATGTCTGAGTTATTATGTTTTGCAATACATGTTATCATTCCAAATTCGGACAATGCATCGTGCATAGCAAAAGTTCCAACCGTATCCATATTACTGGCCATGATTGGAACTCCTGTCCATTCTTTTTTACTGTGATAAAAAGTATATGTTCTATCCATGTCTACATCGAAACGAGATGTAAGAGTTGACCTTTTAGGTCTGATAAGAACATCATTGTAATCTAATTTTGTATCGTCATAAATTAACATAATTTATCTTCTCTCATTTGCCTTTTCTATCATGTGCTTTGCATGTTCACGTTGTTCCAGTTGTGGTTTAAACCATTTTATCACTTCTGGTGCATTGTTACATGCGTTTATAAATATCATTATGGCGACATAAGAATCACCTTGAAATAACAGTCTTTCATCTTTTATGACTGTTGAAGATCTTCCATTATTCTCAAGTTGTGCTGTTTTGTATATGTATTTCGACATCCTTCTCTACATCCCTTGTCATACACACGACATCAGAATTTGTCTCTATAACAACTCTTGCACCACAAGAGAGAATTGGTTTTTCTCCACCATCATATCTTACTTTCGAAGGCCCATGAACTTCGACTTCATGGCAATATGTATTAGTCTTTCCACGTTTTACTGTAATACAAGGGTCATCCTTGCCGTGTTTCTTATTTGCACGAATAACATGTTGATTGACATGTATATAGGTTTTCATGCTTTAATGTCCAATAGTTGTCCTTGTTCTATTTCACGAAGTTTTCTACTACCATCACGATTATATTCTACAACCGCTAATTGACGCAGATAATGTTGCAACTCCTCAACTCTTTCTTGCCACGACTTGAATTGTCGTTTCAATTGATTTTGTTTCTCCATTTGATGAACCATTTGTTGTTCTTTAACTTGCAACGCTTTACTTCGTTGTTGGTCTATGTAATGCAACATCATAGGATTAGGCATTATGTGATTATTAACGTCCATTTTCTTCCTCTCTAAATTGGCCTGCCCTACAGGAGTCGAACCTGTAACCTACAGCTTAGAAGGCTGTTGCTCTATCCAGTTGAGCTAAGGGCAGTTTTCACCTTTGCGATATCATCTTTTTCGTTTTCTTCCCGATATCGTCTTAGCATATAATCGTAATAACCTTCCCTCGACTCGTTTTTGTGAACATCTGGGTATCCATTTACTGTAGATATATCAGCTGTTTCACATTCTCCACAACAATCTGGTGTACCACATTTGTCATGTACTTTTAACTTCGGAACAACTGTAGGGTTACTTGATAACCATCCACTCATTTCTTTACCAGATACATCATCACAAGGATCATTATTTGTGTCATCCTTATCCATGACGGCATCCTTTCTTTTTAGTTTATTTGTATTGGAGTTTCACCACTCAGAATAAAAACTTTCTTCAACAAAGAAGTCATCTCTTCTTCTGTCAAATATCCTCTAACTGAATCATCTTCATGTGTAACTCCAGGCAATGATGCCATGTCAAACTTTGAAGACTCTTCATCATATACAAAAACACCAATTTCAAATAATCCTTTTTGACCGCCGTATCCATCATTTATAACAGAACACTGATAACCATATTCACCAAACTGTAGTACTATTTGTTGACCAATCCACAATCCCTTGTAAGTTGGTTTCGAATAATAATTAACTGTACCAAATTCAATAGAGAATGGTTCTGTATCTTCCATCTTCGCAAGTTTTGGCATTTTTTAACTCCATCATCTATTTAGATGTTTAAAAATTCTCAATTCTGGTCGGGATAGCTGGATTCGAACCAACGACCCTCTGCTCCCAAAGCAGATGCGCTACCAGACTGCGCTATATCCCGAAATTTAAGGTTGTGGGTAGGATTGGGGTTTACCTACATGTACTCACACAGAACGATTACCATTCTATACTCGCTTTCCAACTACACTGCATCCGCTAAGACAAGGCGCTAACCTTCTTCGTGTATGCCTTAGAGTCATCGTTTAACTCTTCTTCAGCCACCACATCTAGAAGCCGTCACTTCTAGATTTTTAACTGTTTGGGAAAACCCATTTAACTATCGTAAATGGATCATCACTCTTAAATATCGAACATGCAAAACCAGACTTTAGAGCAGACTTTATAGCTGCATCCAATGTTGTATGGCCAACACTATGAGTATAACCATGTTTTGCATTAAAAACTTCGAACATTTTTCTCCTTCTAAGTAGGGCAAGGATATTCAAAATCCTCTTCCTCATCGATTGGTTTGAAACCAACCATATCAACTTTATATTTTGTAGTACCTAACAACATCTGGTCACCCATCGATGTCGAGCGTACACCTAAACCATTTTCCAATTCCGTCATAACTGTGACACTTTCATTGTAGTCACCATTCTCAATCAAGTCTCCACGGATTTTTAAGAATTTTTCTTTAATTGACCACGAACCCATCACATTATTAGTCCAGCGATATGCATATTCCAATTTTTGTTCAGTTGACATATCTTCATTAACGTCTACTAAAGCAACTGTTCGTGGACTATCTTCAAATGCCGTGTGAATAACTGCTACTTGTGTCATTATGCGGCCACCTTTACATGAGGGTTTTGCATTGTTTGGACATAGGGTTTGTTCCATTTTCCAATATTGATATCAACATAGTATGCAATGTCAAAGTAATCAATCATCGCATCAGTATTGTTGTACCAATTTGCACCTTTCATTGCTTTTACTAGGTCATTCAAAAAGTTTTTGATAGTCCCAGAATACCAATTGTCAATATGATAGGTGTTGACTTGGATATAACCATCACCATGAGTGAAATGATCAGTAAAATCTAAAACACCCTCTTTGACGTTAACAACCAAAGATGAATGATTGTCGATTCCGATAGAACCTTTCATACCGTAAGTTTTTAAGACGTTTTTGATAGCAGGAGCTAACTCCTTCTTCTCTTTTTGTCCAATATATGCCATAATTTAGAACCTCACTTCATTAACTTATATGATCACTATAACAAAAAAAGTGCCTGATGTCAAGCACTTTTTTCAATTATTATTCAAAATCTTCTAATTCAACTGTTTCAATGGACATCAATTCATCAGCAGTGAGACCAGCTTTCTCATAAGCTGCAATCGCATTTGCAACTGATTCTGCCTCAGTATTAGCAGAAGAACCAGCAAACGTAGAACTCACTAAAAATTTATCACCACTAGCTGTAGTTGATAAATGATTCATTGAAGTTGAGAAAAATGTTGTCATTTGATTTCTTTCTTTTTTGTTACCTACACTATTATAATATACAAGTATTATACTAATGTCAAGCATTTTCTGAAAACTTTTTACTGTAAAAAGTTTAACTTTGGTTTTGAATTTGAAGCAACATGAGAGAGGTCTCAAGTGCCTCTTCATAGGACATGCCCTTACTTTGCATAAGGTAGTCTACGATTTCGGCGTCTTCACGATCCATTCCTTTCGCTTCCATAAGATAGTTAATTGAGTTCATAAGTTTTTTCCTTTAAGTCTTTAGTGTATGATGATCATAACAGACTATTGACTAAATGTCAAGCTTTATTTTGACTTTTTTGAAACTTTTTGGAAGTGTGGGTGGGAATCGAACCCACTTAAACGGATTTGCAATCCGCCACATAACCGATCTGTCACCACACTCTAGAAGTTTTATGCGGCTTCTAACATAGAATATGGTACGGTAACCTTTGAGATACCTCGGCCTTGCCAGTTCATTTCGACTACTGCCTTTTTGGGGTTCATCTTAATGATAGTTGCTGGGGTTGATTTCGTTTTCTGAACAACCATTACTTCTTGACCAACAGAAAATGTTGCAGTTGCAGAAATCGATTTGATTTGAGTTGCAATATGGATGATTTCACTCAATTCTGATTGAGTCATGGTCAACATTGCGTTCTTAATTGTCGATACGTTCATAATATAGTCCTTTTCTCATTGATTAGGTATACATGATCGCATACATTGATTATAAAGTCAAGCCTTTTTTATATAGCAGCTCCAATAAACTCTTCATGTGCATCTGGGGGTTCTTGGGTTAGGTCTGCATCTTTAACAAAGATGCCATCTATCATCCTACCCTTTCGGTCTTTGATATCATCATATGCAGTTGCAAGACATTCTTCAAAACTTATTTTACGTCTTGCCATGATGTTTATCATCACAACCAACATGTCACCGATATCGTCACGAATATCTTTACCTTTACAAACACTGTTTGATAGTTCTGAGAACTCTTCTAGAAGTTTGAGTACTTGGTCTTTGTCAGTACTACCATCTATCAGATTTCTATCATGATGCCATTTTTCAACTAATGCAATTAAATTACTCAGTACTCTAGGGTCATTTGTGGTCATACTTTAATCCCCGCTTTCGATTTGGTTGGTGGATAATTTAGTTTTGGGGCAGGCCTTTTTGGTTCGTCTGTGATATACCCTTCTTTTTTCATCTGTTCTATAGTATCTAGTACTACTTTTTCTGGCAAACAGTTTACTGATTGAATTGGTTTTAGTGCAGGCCCATATATTTGCATTAATTTCATCATATATTTTTGAATTTCTTGTCGATTGGTTGCAGAGGCAACACAAGCCTCTCTTGTTTCGAATTTTGGGTCAGTAAATACATAGAACTCTGACATAGGTTGTCCCATGTTTATAAAAAATACTACTAACAAAAATTTCATGACCTATCCTTTCATTTGGGGTCTCAGTTTACGTCTTAATTCGTCCATATCAGAAGATTGTCTAAATTCTTCATCTCCATCCCAATTTAATTCTGTCAGTTGTTTTTGTTTTGTAACAAAATCTCTAACATATAATTCTGGATTACTTTCTTTAACTTTTTTGATTCTTTCTTTTATTGAAGAAACTCTTGATTCTAAATCTATACTCATGGCATATTCCACGGATTTTTAGTCAAAAGTTCGTGGGGTTTGAAATTTGTTTTTGAATTAGAATTATCATACACTACTTTTGCAGTCCTGTCAAGCCCATTCTGCCTATCATAAGTTTCTTGTTTATCTTGCTTAAGTAAAGCATCTAGTTTTTTATCTATTTGCTCCAATCGATATTCAATATTGTTCAATCTTTCTTTTATAATATCTATATGCATATTTTTCACCTCTAATCTATTTATAAGACATATTGTATTCCTATTGATACACTAATACTTTCCCATTATTGATATCTGCCTTAGAAACTAAAACTGGCGTACAGTATGCAGTAGCTCTTTTATCTATTGGAACAGAAGAATAATATTTGTAATTTCCATATCTTTTCACTGTCTGTGATGCGAAATAATTACAGCGAGTTATATCGAAAAAATGCATATCTTCCGAAATAGAGATATCACCCAACATAACGGTAAGAAGAAAAATGTGTAACATCGACTACTAAACAAATCCTCTAGTTTGTAGATAAAGATAGATTATAAAACCTATAAATCCTACTATCGATATCGTAGCAAGACCTATCGCAGCCCATTCGATAACTTTTCGTCTATATTCCTCTTGGGCATATATTGCGGCTTGCCGTTTTTTCCTTATATCTCCTTCTGTGCGTAATAATTCTTCCCATGCAGCTGGCCCTCTTGTAAAAGAAATTATATTCTTTAATTCGGCCCTCATATCCTCTGCCTTTTTCTTGGCCATAAAGGCAGCCATTGCTTCTTCTTCTACAGAACCAGCATTAAATATTTTCTTAAATAAGGGGGGGTTTTTGCTGTATTCGTCTGCTTTTTTAATATCGGAAACTGCACCCATCCATCTGGACAAGTCTCCTGCCATACCTTCAAGGTCACGGCCTGCCGTAAAGCCAGCTTTAATTGCATTGAAGGCGCCTGTTGCAACCGCCACCGCCGAAACTGGATCTATCATATTTCTCTCCTAATTAATTACTACTCAGTT